CCGTAACACTGCCCACCGCCCCTGTGACGCTGCCCACGGCGCCAGTGACACTCCCGACTGCGCCGGTAACACTGCCCACTGAACCATTGACGTTGCCGGTTACCGTGGTCACCGATGGCATGACCGATCCTGTGAACGTATAGCCCGTCGCTCCATCGAATGCGTTCTTAGCATTCGTTGCGGCGGTAGCATTGCCGCCAATCCGGGCAGCATCTGCTGGAACATACTCTCCATACGTTCCAGCCGTTCCGTGTCCGCTTCTGGCTTCGTCCCATACTGCCGCTGCAATTGCGGCGATAGTGGCGGCATCCACGCCAAAAGGCGTGATCAGGAATACCGAATCGTTCGCGGGAGAGACCGTCCAGTTAAGCGCAACCGTCGCAACCTTGCTCGAGCCGGTGTAGCCGTTGCACTGCCGGCTCTGTCCGGCTCCCGTACCCCCGATGATCGAGATGATCGAGTACTTGTAAAGATCATTCGTCGCCGAAGCTGAGGCATCCAGCGTGATCGAGCTTGTGGTACCCGCTTGAGCCGTAGCAGACCTAAAGACCTGCGCGAAGTACTGGCCAAACGAGCCTGCAGCCACATGACTAGCCCGGGCCTCATCCCATACTGCTGCCGCGTTCTGCGCGGCCGTGGGAGCTGTAGCTCCGGGAACTGCGCCGAAGGGGACAATGGCATAAACCGAGGTCGCGTCGGGATTGGTTGCCCATGCGGTAACCGTGGCAACCTTGGTCGATCCCACGTAACCCGTGATGATATTTCCCTGCCCTACCCCAGTACCTGCCGTGATGACGATGATCTGGTACTTGTAGAAGTCGTTTACGGCCGAGGCTCCAGCCGCAAGTGTGATCGTGGTAGAGGCTCCGGCTTGCGCAGTACCCGAGGCGGTGGACCCGAGGGCCTGGCCGAACGATCCCGATGTGACATGCGCGGAGCACGCGGTGTCCCACACTGCATTTGCAACAGCGGTATTCGCAGCACTCGAAAGCGCACTTAAGGTGCCGGTGATGTCGGCGTCGATTTCATTTCCGCTCGTCACCGTGGCCTGGAGGCCGTGACCTGAGGTCGCCCCACCGATGAAGGAAGCTCCATTGCCCGTTGCGCCTCCTGAGGTCTTGAGGCCCGCCGCAGACCCTTGGCCGACCAGTTCCAGTGCAATGGCATTGCCGGCAGTACCCACCGCTTTAACCGCACTTCCAGAGGTCGCTCCACCGGTAGCCAAAATGCCGTTTCCGGTTGCGCCTCCCGTGGCTGAAATACCATGCGCTGAACCCTGTCCAGCAAGCTCCAGGGCGTTCGCATTGCCTGCCGTGCCTTCTGCCCGAATACCCGCCCCCGATGTCGCACCACCGATCATGTGCAGTCCACGACCCGTCGCACCGCCCGTTGCGGTAATACCGTCTCCCGTACCATTTCCCGTGGCCGAGAGTCCGTTTCCATTGCTACCCCCGCTCGAAAGCGTCAATCCGGTACCCGTAGCATTGGAGATCGTCATACCCCCGGTATAGGAAACCGCTGTGGCATTGGTTCCGAGAATGTGCAATCCACCACTCGCCGCGGCCGCCGCATTGGGGAGCGCGGTCATTCCGCCCCGTACGCTGTCATAAAGATCGACAGCCGTCACAATGATGTAGACCGTGTGCGTGGCCATGTTGGCCGCGCCGTTGAATGTCACCGAAGCAATACCTGCGGTCGCTAAGACCGTATCCGGGATGTCAAATCGATAAAGGCCCGGCGCATTGGTCGAACTGATTTCGACAAATCCACCCGAAGAGAACGCACCCCCAACCGTCTGTGTCGCCAGCGTAATCGCCGTCGCCGTACCGGTAGCACCTTTGCGATAGTAAGCCGTGAAACTCGAGGTGTTGAATGCAAGCCCTGTGATCGGATCTCCCGGGCTCGTCGCAGCGGCTTTCTGGACCAACGCAACATCAACTGTCTGCGAAGTCGAGCCTGCGGTCTTAAAAACGGTTTGCGTGGACATTAAAATCCGCCTTGGTTATTCAGCATCGAAAGGAGTTTCGCACTCGCGCCACCGGCGGCAACCTGTTTGAAAGCAATCACATGTGTGGTGCGGGAATTGTTCACGCTTTGCGTGAACGTCGCCGTTTGCGCGCCAGTGGAGGAAACATTCTTTGATTCCGCCGATAAGATGATGTTCGATCCGGAAATCGTATAGCCTGTCCCTGCGGTAACCGTTCCTGTACCAGGATTAACTTGAGTCGTATCCTGGGAAAAACCCATAACGAAATCGTTGGCATTCGTCGTGGCCGAAGATGCCCCGGATGAAACGGCATTGGCGCCCGTTCCAGGCGTAGCCTGGGATTGTCCCGTCGCTTGATCCAAACTGCTGGATGTCGCAAGACCCGACAGTTCAAAATAACGTATGCGGCGATTGGCAATCAGCGCCGAAAATGTCGCAGTCGCCGTATGAGAGCCACTCGATGCGTTCTCCTTATAGAAAACCTGGCTCGCCTGCCCATTTCCAGCATCGGCCACTTTCGATCCCGCGCTCGTATAAGAGGCTCCATCCGACACGCTGCTCACCGTCGTCGGCAAATCCTCAAAGCCGACAAATGTAACGAGAGTATTTCCGGCGACTACACCCGCCAGCGTCGCAGCAATCACTGTATCGCCTCCTGCATCGTCGACAACGTATGCAGACTGAACAATTGCGCCGGCCATTAGCTCAACTCACTAAAAGTGATATTTTTGAGTTCTTCAGCTGGAATATGCTGCGGATTGGCCGCAAAGACCTCCATGGCCTGCGCGCGCAGTGACTTCAATAATTGCGCATCGTCTTTCGGATTCGCGTCACAGCTCTTTGTCCAGCCGAATGTCTTGCTGCCGAATTTTACCTCTGCAACGTATTCAAAAGACGACTCGTATTTATTGATAAATTCAATCGAATGCATATCATTTACCCATTGCAGCCTGATAAGCCGCTACGTAATCTCCATCTTCATAAAATATGCAATCGCAATACGCGGTCCGTCCGCTCAGCTTGACGAATTCCAATTCGCGCGCCCGCCATATGCGTTTTAACGAGGTCATGGCGAGATTCTGAATCTCGGCCGTAGCCTCGCGTATGGACTTGGCCGCCTCTGCATCGCTCATACGAGCGGCATCGCAATGGGTTGAGTAGAGGCAAGCATCTGTGTGTAATAAACCGACGCATCGACCGGCGCAGTCTTGGTGTTACCCGTCATATATGTGGTAATGAACGCCTCATCGAATTTTGTTCCGCCGCCGCTATGGAAGGTAAAGCCGCTAACTCCTAGCTTCTTTCTCCAGAACCCATCAGCCACCCGATGGGTCCAAGCTTCGACTTTTGAATTGGCGCTGTTAAGATTTCCAATGGTCACCTTCATGTAGTAGGTAAACCATTCATTAACTGGCCAATCGCTCGGTGCGCCGTTGAGGTTTTCATCCGGCCAACAGTTCGCTTCCTTCGTCGTGCTGGGAAGCGTGCCGGAGAGATCCCAGCCACATTGACACAATGCTGTGCCCGCTAAGGCGGATGCCCCAGAGTTTGTCGGCACCGAATAAGGCGCGGCATCTCCGCACTCGGTGTACAAGAACACACCACCACCGAATAGCTTGTTGCCCTTAGTCGTCAACTCCAATGTCGTGCAAGGCGTGAATGCGGAATCATAGATGTCGACAAGCTTCCAATCGGTATTCTGATCGCCAGCGGAACTTGCGCCCCAATACGTCGATTGGTTCGTGTACATCTGTGACTCGATGTACATTCTAATCTGAAAGTACAGTGTCGAGCCGGCGCCGAAATTGTGGCCAAAAGCAGTGGATGCGCCATTGGTTTTGTTCGCGGGACTCCACCCGCCCGACATGTTGTCCGAACCCGAGCCGCCGTGCGGTATGGTCATCCTCATCGAGCCGCCCGGAAGAATGCAGCGGCTCGTATCAAGGAATGCCTGCGTACCGCGGTCTCCGGGGATATACCCAAAATCAATATCGCTTTGCATGTCGAAGCCATATGCCGCAACGACGCCGGCGGCAAGGCGTCTATTGTCCCAGTCCTGCTGGGCTGTGAGGCTTACAGAATTCGTCGTCGCATTAACAGCCGAGGATTGCGCGCTCTCGTTCAACGAATTATCGCGAACGCTAACCTTGTAGAAATACTGCGTACTCGCCGCAAGTCCGGTATCCGAATAGCTCACCGTCGTGACCGTTGTGCGTAAGCTATAAGTCACGCCATCGGTTGATCGGTAGACCTTGTAGTCTTTCGTCCCGGAAACCAGCTCGTTCGCGGAACCCGCCGCATCGGTCGATGCCGTCCACGACAGATTGATTTGCGAAGAGCTTGCCGTGGTGGCGGACAATCCAGTGGGAACGGGCGGCGCCGTGACATCCGCATCTTTGGTCGAAAAGCTGATTGTCGTCGAAATAGTGTGGAACTGATCTGCCGCCTGTACCGTGATCGTCGGCGATTGACCTGAAATCGTCGGCGTGCCAGAGATGATCGCACCGGACTTGCTCAATCCTGTTGGCAATGTCCCGGATGTGACCGTATAGGTAATCGTGTCGAGGTCTGCATCCGTACAGAAATTGTTCAGATTGAGCGAATAAGCATTACCGATCACCAGCGTCTGCGTGGGTATGCTCTGCCATACCGGCGCGGCATTTGCGGGCGTCGTTGCACTCGCCGCAGTACTCTGCTGACTCGAGTTACCCGATCCATCGAAAGCGACGATGTTGTAGCTATAGAACGTCGAAGGCTGGCATGTCGTATCGCTATACGCTGTCCCGGATGTCGTATTGAGCGCAGCGCCATTCCTGAAAATCTGATACCCCGCCACCCCAAAGGCATCAGTCGATGCCGTCCAGGATAAATCAACCCTGCCTGCGTTAATCGCAGTTGCCGTGACATTGGCCGGAATCGTGGGCGGTTGCGTATCAGTTGTTTGGAGCGCAAGCGCTCCGAGCGCTCTAGTCATCCACCCGTCACTACTGAGGTATACCCGCTAGGCGCAGCAGTGCGCGTGGGACTGCTTCCGGAGGAGATGAAAGTCTTAATATCCTGACTTCCCACCACGGGAGAGACCGCATAACTTTTTGTGTTGTCCCAATAAATATCCGTTGGCGGATTCGGTGCAATCTGAAAATTCTTGTACAAGATAAACGAGTGATTGTCTTTATGCGTGTTAAATGCCTGAGCGTACAGCGTCGACATAGAGGTTCCTGCGGCGGGATTTTCCTTTCCCCCGAGTTCCGGCCCCTGCCAGTCATGCGCCACGTTGATAAGCCCTCGATAATCCGTGCCACCCGCGACCCATGCGGTACCGTTCCATTGCAATCCACGTAAGGCACGATCTGCATTAGCCGTGTTATCGGAACTTGAGATATAAACATCGGGCGCGGTCATGCCGCATCTGTTTTGATTCATTGTAGCAAGAATCGTCGCAAAGCTATTAAGATTCGAGAAGCCGAAATTAAGTCCCATCCAAAAATTAGTATGCGCAAAGGCAGCAGGACCCGCCTGAACCATGCGTTGATACTGCGTGAGCCATGAGGACTCGCTGTAATCGCCCTGCAGCGTCGCTTCCGGAAGCGATGATTCACCCTGAAAAATGATTCCTTCGAATTTAGAGTCAGTATCGTAGCGTGATGCAATCGCTTGAGCCAACGCAATCAACCGGTCCATGATGGCGGCTAGATAAACCTTCGATTGCACCCCAAGGGTATTTACTTTTGCATACCACCCTCCTCCCCCATTGGGCTCCGTCGCCAGATAGGCCGGGAGAGGATTTGTGTTGTTATAACTCTGACTTGAAATTTCGATGACGAGACGTTTGCCGTTGTTCTTGCACAGTTGCAATAGCGTGTCGGTAAAAGTCCAGTCATAAACATTCCTGGCCGTCTCTATCGTGCTCCAGCCCACCATCTGCTTCCAGCCACGCGCATTCGCAATAGCGCCAATCTCCACAATGTTCGCGGAGCTGTAGGAACTGATGGACGTTTGAAGGACGTAATATCCAGGGTTCCATTTTACGGCGGAGACTGAAACCGTCGTCGCCGTCACCGCAGAGCTTTGCGCGCTCTCATTGTTGAGCTGATCACGCGAGGTCACCTTGTACCAATACTGAGTGGCCGATGATAATCCCGTATCGCTATATGACGCACTCGTCACGGTCGCGCGTAAACTATACGTTACCCCATCCGTGGATCGATAGACTCGGTAGTCTTTCGTTCCTGATACGAATTCATTCGCTGGCCCAGTATCCGTGACCGCGCTCCATGAGAGATCGATCTCAGATGAACCATTCGCGGTTGCAGTCGGTGCTGGAACGGAAGGAGCTGTCACATCCGCGTTGTACGTGTGAAACGCTATCGTCGTATCGATCTGATGGAAGGGATCGGAAGCCCTTACGGTGACCGTAGGTATTTGACCTGCCGTAGATGGGGTGCCTTGCAGGTGATTTGCCGAAAGCACCACACCACTTGGCAATGTTCCGCTTGCAACCGAGAACGTCAGCGTATCGAGATCCGAATCGGAGCAGTAGTCGGAAAGCTGTAGCTGGTAGGCATTACCGACGATGAGCGTCTGCGCCGGAATGGATTGCCATACCGGGGCCGCGTTGGCCTGTGTCGTGGCTGTTGCGGCCAAGCTCTGCGCACTTGAATTGCCCGCCCCATCGAAGGCGACGACCACGTAACTGTAAAGCGTCGAAGGCTGACAAGTCGTATCGCTGTAATTCAGAGCGCTTGTCGTGTTGAGTGGTAATCCGTTACGGAATATCTGGTATCCCAAGACCGCGATATTATCGGTCGATGCCGTCCAAGTGAGATCAATTCTGCCCGCATTGATCGCGGTGGCGACAAGATTCGTCGGAACAGTAGGCGGTTGCGAATCCTCTGCCTGTGGGGCAAGAACGCCTAATACTCTCATGTGTCTATAAAACCAGTGGAAAATCTGAGAGATGAGGGATATATTGAAAAAAGACATTTATCCGGTGATTCAAGAAGAACACATGATATCGAACATAATCTTGGCTGGATTTATCGTAGCGCTCATCACGACAGTATCCATATTGATATGGAGAGAGCCGCCATACGATGCCAAAAGTACAGAAAATGATGAACTTTGAATTCCGCGATTCAATATAGTCATTGAATCCTACGAGCCGACATCACAAACCACCCACCCCAGAGCCTTAGGGCCAGGGTGCAGAGATAGGGTGAGTTCATCCGACTCGCGCGCACTTCGCCACGATGACGGCGGTATGTATGCGCTTCGTGAAGGTCACGGCTTTGGGCGAGACCATGGCGTAACCATCGAAAGTGAACTTATCCGAGCAGGCGGTATTTAGGGCGACCCTCCCCACCTGTGGGCCTGCCTCAAAAGTGCCATGCCGCCAGTCGAACTTCACATCATAAGCGGCCACCGCGATGGTCACGAGCGTGGGCGGGCTTGGGGTGGGAGCGGAGATGGTCTTGCTCGCCACGCCTGAAGGCGCAGATTCGCTGCCGTAAGTGTTCTTCGAGAAGGCCCGCAAGCAATACGTGCCAGGCGCAAGATCGGGGGTCGTGGCGGTCGTTGCAGGAGCGGTCACGCTCACCTCGCCCGCCTTCGTTCCGAAGGCCGTGCCCACGCATGAGCCGTACTCTACCCGCGTCCCGGTGAGCGATCCCGCTCCACTGACGGGAATGGCGCTCGAATCGGTGTTTGTCGTGGGGTTGGTCCAGGTCGCCGTCAGCGTACCGGCATGGGCCTTATAGCCCACCAGCGCGCCGAGAATGAGCACGGCGAGTAGGATTTTCCAATTCGCTTTGACGTACTCGACGGCATAGGTGCGGATATTCGTCAGTTCCATGGGATACCTCGAGAAAATAGGGCCGGTTTCCCGGCCCGAAGCTGTCAGCCGGTCTAAAGCCAACAGGATTACGCCGCTAGGGAGGGGCGGCGGTTTGCGCTCGACCGTGAGGGAGCGCGAACAGGGCGGCCCGGCTAATGCCGACGAGATGCGATAGCAATCGCGTAAGGGGGTGGTCGGGGCCGGGCCTAGAAACGAAAAACCCCGAGACGCGTGGCGACTCAGGGCTTTAGGCTGGGCATAGTGGTAGCTATCCAGCGTGCCTGAGAATAGGCGTTTCGAGTCTCACGAGCAAGTCCCCGCTTTGCAGTAGCCGGTAAACTGACTTTTGCGCCCGGATGACTCGGCGAAAAAACGTCGCTCGCGAGCATCCGCATTCCTGCGCCTTGATATCGCTATCTGCATAGGTCAGGTAGTAAACCATAATGACCTGCCTCTCGAAGACATCAAGGCGCGTGATGGCTACGTCTGTAACGAGCACCTCTTCGGGCATGCATTCTAGTTGGTTGCCGTGCTGAGCGGCACCTGAGACACCCTGCTCGATGATACGGCCAAGCAGTGTAGCCGCTGGGTAGCCGTTCAAGACTTCTCTCACCCAACTCGCCCAAGCATCTAAAGCGCAATCGGCATACGCTACATCAGCGTCCATCGGTTACCCCGATCTCGCAATCTAATGGATATCGATACGACCTCTGACTAAGAACTGAGTAAATTGAACATCTGGAAACGCCAAATTCACGCGCCAAATCTAGAGGGATCTCGCCGCGAGAGCCTCGATCCCTAATCTGAATAACCTGGCTCCATGTCAACAACGCCCTAGGTCGTTTTGACCGAGACCTATTTTGCTCATCATAAGTCGCCCATCGACAGTTACTCTTGCTGTACCCGCCATTAGAGTCTTTTCGATCTAGCGTTAGCCCTTGTGGGCGCTCTCCCATTTCCGAAAGAAATACCAAAAACTCATGCCATTCAGGACAAATCTTTATCCCCCTGCCGCCATACAGATCAAAATTAACATGCTTTGGGTTTTCGCAGCGCTCAAGCATTGACTTCCATGATCTGAAAGTCGGAGAATCCTTACCGTTCCTCGTATGGCCATGAGTCAATCTGATTGTGTTCCCCTTGGCCAAGTTCCGAGTCATTTCTCGATGGAAACAGCCACACGAAGTAGATTTCCCGCGCCTTAATGAACTTGAAGTGACAGTTTTTTCAGCTCCACATATGCATCGGCACAGCCATTTTGCCTGTTGTCCTTTATAAGAACCCGCATAATTTAGGACCGTCCATCGGCCAAATATTTTGCCAGCAAGATCGATCATACCTCTCCCCCATCAGCCCCGAGGGGCGGTTAACCTGTTACGCCGCCGAGGAGATCGACCGTGCCATTTGCTTTTTTCGCCGCTCGATTTCCTTGCCGCCCTGATGAGGCTTGGGATAGCGCGGATTCTCTTTCGGCTTCGAGATATAGGCGACACGGTTGAGTTTGTAGCCTTGCGCTTCGAGCTTTCGGCGACGCTCCTCCATACGCCCAGCCTTCAGTTCGGAATCGGTGAAAAACTCACGGGATATCGTGCCGTTAGGGTGTTGCATTTCTTGCATGGCCATTACCTCAATGTTGAATTTCAAAATTACGCGCGGTCTCATAACTGACTGTGAAGCCCGCCGCATTTCGATGCCCGCCGCCGCCGTATTGCTTGGCGATCTCGGACACGTCCAGCCCTTCATCCGTTGAGCGCAGGCCGAACACGCGGCCCTTTGGCGTATCCCAGTAACACCCTGCGAACGGCTCGCCCTTGCATAGCGCATGCGCGGCGTCACTGACGTGGATATAGGGCAGGTTGGCAATAGGCACGTTGTGGCCGCCCAGCACCATGCGGCGAGTCACGACGCCGATCAGTTCGTTCACATCCTTAAAATGCTTGCGCTCGATAGCTTGGCCTTCGGCAATCAGCTCCCCGACAGGCCGCTCCATGAGCTGGTCCCAAACCTCAAAGTCGTAGGGGTGGCTGAAGACGTTCGCCTGAATCTCACGCGTGCCGGCGAGAGCGAAGCGCCATAGGTCGCGGTCCTCGATATGCTTCAGGAGCTGAGGTGGCTCTTTGTGCCCGTGAAACCATTCCCACGCGAGCGTAGCTCCCGATTTCTCCAAGCTCACCAGGGCCTCGATACGACGCGACACTATTAGTGGTTCCAAGTCTTCGAGCGCCGTCTTATGGTGGTCGATCAGCACCACGCGCGAAGCTTTCTCGCATATCTGCTCGACTATGGGGCGCTTGTATGAGAAGTCCACGAGGTACACGTCCCGCCCTTCCACATCAGGCGGTTCAGTCTGGTAAACGCCAGCATGGAAGTCATGCTCCCGGTCAGCATGCCGAGAAAAGACCCATGCCGCGCCAAAGCCATCGGCGCAGTTTCCGTGATAGATGCAAAGTGGTTTCAAGTTTTTCTCCGAAGTGAAATTCGTTTACGCCGTCTGCAGTGCATTGGATCTACCATCCCATAACCCCTGCCGCTTGAGCTCGCATCCCCAGCAAAAGCTGCCATGGCTGTGTCGTAGCTCCCCGATGCTCGCCATTTCCTTACCGCATATGGACGCAGCGGCGTTACCGCCTATGGCTTTGAACCAGTGCAGCGCTTCGTCGCCTATGGAGTACCAGCCAGGGATCATAGGCTTGCCAAAACCTCTAGCGCCTGCACGGCACTCGTCACCACCGGAACCTCGTTCTCCTTCCTGAATGCGTTCTGCGCGGGCTGATCCGCGCGTATACGAGCCTTTGGATCCCGTTTGCCAGTCAGTGGCTTGCACTCCAAGGGTTGCCAGAGGAATCGGCGTATACGGTTGCTCCAGAAGCGACAGAGCAAGTCGCAAGGCTCCTCGATGATCCATACCTTCACGCCGGCCTTCGTCAAGCCGCGCACGATCTCCGCTTGGGTGCTGTCGGTCTTACGGGCGTACCTCATCGCAGCCTCTGCAAATGGTCCGCCAGTGAAATGATCTCGGCAGTCTCCAGCGGCCTTCGACGATTTGAAGCAAATTGCTTCACTGTTCCGCGTGGAACGGGGTTTGCCAATCTCCACAGCGTGGCCCGACTGATCTTGAATCGAGCCATTAACTTTTTGTCCGTCAACTCAAGACGCTGCGCCAATAAGTTCAGCAACTCATCCTTGTCGGTTGGCGAAAGCCGATAGCATCGCCGTCTCATGGCGTTAGATGCTTCCAAGTTCTGCGCGCCCTGATACTCAAAATGCAACTCTCAGATACGCCTAATTCCTTTTCTAAAACTGCCCGACGTTCGTTTCCAAATTTCACCCTATAAGCCTGCTGGAACGACAGCTTTGCCAATGGGTTGCGATCTCCATACTGAGATCGGCCCTTTTGCTTCATGTCAGCCATATTGTCTTTATTCGACCCTAAGAAAAGATGGTCTGGACGTACGCAGGCAGGATTGTCACATCTATGACAAACAAACATTCCGGCAGGAATTTCTCCGAAATGAATTTCGTAAGAAACTCGATGTGATTTCAGCATGGTCTTCTTCCCCTTGTTTAGACCTAAATGATCCTTTCTGCCCAACATTTGCCCATATCCCTTTCGCTCAGTGCTCCCAAGCCATTCCCAGCAACCCACTTCAGATTTTCTTGTCAATCTCCAGAAGCGGTGCGCCACAGCCTCTACCTTCTTTGGAAGAAGGTCATGCGTGCCATTCAATCTCCATCGCCAATAATGTTTCTGGCAAAACCCTTTCGCGGCATGCTCTGAGCCACAATCTTTCACCGAGCAAATTCTCATTTCGCCCTCAACAAACGCGGGCATTTCGCGCGCGCGCATCCCTCAACCGACTCGGCGCAATCGCAGTTGCGCTCCTGGGCGGTAGGCCGTGGGCAGCATTTCAGCGTCAGCGGGTGTGCCATGCCACACCTGCATCGCCACGCGTCGGGTGGAGTGGGACTGTGTGGATTGGTCATTACTGCGCCCTCCCCGGCTGATCCTGCATTCGTACAGGCGGCGAGCCGCCCTGCTGCTCAGGCTTGCGCCAGCGGGTGAGGAAACGGCGCAGCCAGGTCATGCCGACACCGCCTTCCCGTAAAACTTTGCTTCCCTCGCCAACTCTTCCGGTGAACTCGGCCGTAACCAGTACGGCGGCACGCACTTGCACCCCAGTTGATGCTGGCATCCAGGGCGTGACGCTTGGGGATAGCGATAAGCGTCTAACTCGCGAGCTTCAGTCATGCTGCCCTCGCCATCTGCTCTAAATCCTTTTGGCACGCCTGCTGCGCGGCGATCTTGCTAGGGAAGCCGCCCAGCTTTTCCGGCGGATTACTCAGCCTCCAGGCCTCGTATCGCGGTTTGTCGTAGACAAAAATCGTCGCGATAGTGTGCGTGCAGTAGCCGCAGGCGTAGGGGTCTTCTTCGCCATCCTTGCGCATGATCGGAAGCCATTTCATACGGTTTTGGCCTTCACGAGCATTTGAATGACATTTGGCATATTATTTGCTGAGAGTGATGGCGATGAACCCCTGCCCGTCTCAAATTCGCGCTCTGCTAGGCGCACTGCTGTCTCGTAGGTCGCCAGAGAATCGGCTGCTCTCGGATCTTGAAACCCAATGGCTGCTGAACGAGCCTTCAGGGCAACCCATTGAGCCTCTTCGACCAGCTGCTTCGAGGTCTGAACGGGCTGCATATCAGCCCATTCCTCGAAGTACTGATCTGGCCCATAGAAAGTACGGGCTTGCTTGACCAGGGATGTCCCTGTTAGACCCTTTGCATCGCAATGGGCTTTGTACGCGCGAGTCCCGGCAAGGATTCGCTCCCAAGTCGCTCCGGCTGTCTTGGCTCGGGGTACCAGTGTTCTTACTGCCATCCATCCGTTGTCACCGTCTCGGGCTGGGTACTCATGTTTGAGCTGGTCGAGGTAGTCTTTCGGTAGTTGCATCGCTCTCTCCTCAGTTTTTGGTTACAGCAAGGCCCTTTTCCCCCGTGCCTTCTCCGCACGGCCTGGCTCGGGGCCAGGTACAGGTACTCAGCATTCCCCCATCGATCCTTGCGGATCACGTCAGCAAACCCCCTGGAAAAGTGGGCGGGTCGCCAACTGCGCGGTCGTGCCAGTAACGTCAGCACCACCGCCGCACGGGCCGGGTTGTCAGGGCTCGACAGCGCCCGGTTTTCATCAAACGGCCTATTTCCGGCAGGCATACCTTGAAGTCCCGATCCAACTTGTGCGATAATTGTTTCGCTTAGGAAACAGTGAGAGTGCTCTCTCCTCTCGCACAAGAGCCCCAGATGGTCTTCTCCCACTGGGGCTTTTTTGTTTCATCTGTGCGCCATCCGATATCGAGCCCAACGTTTCCCGCCGCGCTCTTCCATCGGGCTTGCGATCTTCATCCCGCGCCCACGCAGCACATGGACAATTCGGCCGATGCGCGTAATTTTGTAGCGATCGTAGGATTCGTAGCTCGTGATAGATCCGCCTCGCTCTAACAAAGAGCGGATGCGAGCGACTTGAGATGCGTAATTCATGGCATGCGACCTGTTTGAGACTTCCCCGTAAAGCAATTGCGCCTCACGATTCCCGTGGGTGCGCGAGAAAAACGGTGATGAGCTAGCGCATCACGCCCTCCTCCGCACGGTTATGTTTGAAACACTGCCCCTTATGTCAGGGGCGCTAGTTTTTTTTGAGGCGCCCATTAGGCAACTTTCGAATCTGAATCGAGCTTTTGCCGGCTCTGCCACGTCTTGCGTGTATCAGAGAGCAATTGCTCGATGGTCACCGGATCAGGCGTGTCTCGTGAGAGATCAGCAATTCCCTCGGCGTAATTGGTTAGCCCGGCAAGTTCCGTTTTAGGCAAGCATCCCTGATCGCCCCATTTCTGCACCGCAGAGGGGCGAATCTTGAATCGTCGGCCTATTTTCGTCGTGCCAATCGATTTAATCGCTTTTGTGACTGTATTACGTCTAGTTGCGCTTGCGGTGGCGTTCATTACCTGTACTCTAGTACACTGAAAGTGAACTATGCAAGTAGACTGATAGTGAAATGCTAATCGCCCATGCTTACCCAGTGGGCCGACACAGAAAAAAGACTAATACTGGGAAGCTGGATGCTGAGGGGCGAACCTTTTGGCGACGGCTGGAAATTGCGTCTGAATGGGCGGGGGTTGACTGCTCACCGTCAGCTATTGCCACTGAATTGCATGTTTGGCCCTCCGCCGTCACTAAGTACGTCGAGGGCGGATTTCCTGCCAAGGACAAGATTAATCAGCTTGCAGTAGCACGTAAGGTCAAGGCAGAATGGCTCCTTTCCGGCCATGGAGATATGGTCGAGGAGAAGCTGCTGGACACGGAGACTCAAGAATTCCTGCGTCTATGGCGGACGCTCGATAGGGATGCCAAGGGTAGGCTCGTTACGATTGCGAGCTATGAGTCCACTATCGCTCAAACACAATCAACCGGTCGTCGCTTGCAACTCACGGATGAAATGATGCGCAAGCTTCAAAACGACCAAGATTCCACGCACAAACCACTGTAATTTTCATCCGGGGAAACCCTTACGGGTGCCTCGTAGCGCGCTATTTCCGCTTGCCTAGATATTTCACTTTCGGTGTTGACACCATTACACCGGTTGTGTAATCTCCTTTTCACCAGCCAGCCACCCGGCCGGCAGACAGGAGAGACGGACATGGCGACGGGACAGACGGTAGAGGGTAAGGCGGTAGCCGTATTCAATGCCCATACCTGCCTGCGTTGTGGGTACTGGGGCACACCTGGCGTCCGGGAGGTCTACGAGACCCGTGACCAGATGTACGACCGGCGCCCCACGCGTGACCTCCTGGAGGTCGATTGCTGCACCGAGTGCGGCTCTACCCGCCTTGACTCCGCCCCCGCTTGTGATGCCTGCCACGCGGCCCCTGCAGCCCCTGGCACGGACTATTGCGCCGCATGCGACCTCGAGCTCGACCTCGAGGAAGCCCTGGTCGGCCACCACAACGCGGCACGGGCCGCTTAACCCGCAACCGGATGGAGAGACTTGTGACTAAATACGAAATCAAGCACCGCCACTCCGGCGCCGTCCTGTTCCGCCTCGAATTGCCTGAGGGTGTAGCCTCACTGTCACCCGGCCGCCAACTCGGATATGCGATCCAGGCGGGCGCCAACCTCGCGGACGCCGACCTCGCGGGCGCCAACCTCGCGGGCGCCGACCTCGCGGGCGCCGACCTCGCGCGCGCCGACCTCGCGGACGCCTACCTCGCGCGCGCCAACCTCGCGGGCGCCAACCTCGCGGGCGCCAACCTCGCGGGCGCCAACCTCG